GTTTAAATTGTTAATTGAAATGAATTTCGACCCATATTCAAGTGTCATATCTGATGACATTGCAGCGTCGCTTAACGACGCTAAAAAGCGAGTGCTGGCCAAATTCAACAACAGTGCGTGGAAATTAAGATACTACCTGAATCAAACAGATTACGATATATTGAAGAACCTGATGCATCCCAGGCCCATATCGTATGATAATACCACGCCATTAGACCGACACTCGCACCCGGTTGCGGCAGAGTTGCAAAGATACGCATACTCCGTCTGCACCGCCACCGCCAAATGCTTTTCAAGATCGATAGACATCGGCGGCACTCCATTGAGAACGTCAGCAGCGTCTCATACATGCTTTTTGTCAAACGACACTCGTACATTCCAGCGCTACCTGAACGCATTTTACCACAAGAATGGTAACAAAACCGCGTTCTCTAGTAGCTGCAAGAACGGCATTGAGAACTGCAATTACAAGGCACCGTACGCGTATATGATCAATGTGTACGACATCGCACTGAAGAACATTCCTAACATAATGTGTTCACATCACATCGACATTTTAGATGTTTGGATGTTCTTGCCTTGCAACCTCATACACCGTAGTTTTGAGGCCGACCAAACGTTCTATCGCAACCGCATAATAGAAAAGAGCGGTTTGTCATCTTGTTGTCGCGAGACCTATTGTGCTTTTGATTTACGCGACAACTCCACATCATACACACATGACTATCATCAATGGAAGGAATACATGTTCACCACACAAATACAAGGTGACAAATACAACTACTTCTTGGAACACATAGAGACACTGGGCACATTCACTTGCATACGCATAACGCGCTGCGAAGCGGCCATAATGAAAAGGTGCCCTAGACCGTTGTCAATCGGTAAGAATCAAGATATGTATATTGTCCCTGATGTACCTTTTTACTTCTTTGCAATGAGAGCTGCGGGAAACATGTTCAAACGTCATTTTTTGGTCGAAGCCAACTTCGTTGAAAGCGCGTTACGACACGCAAATAGGCAAGCGGATAATCAATTCAATTTTCCTGCGTTCGCCTCCAACTTCGACTCTAAATCTATTTCTGTGTATTATACGGTCGACAAACAACAGAAAATGATCTACAAGGGGTACTACGCTGATCAAGAAGAGTATCAAGCCGTTCAGCTATCCTTGTTCATCATCGGCGCATGCTCTAGATTGGAAAGAACGCAGAGCATATCAAAAATGTTCGAGCACCTCAAGCGCTGTGACGGAAGTTTTTGGGATACACTTTGGCATTCCATACGCGTTAGATGGCATAGCTTCAGGTTGTCCGTCGGTGCAGCTATCGACGGGCACTCTTTGGATTATTACATCCAACATCTCAGTAACAAGTCGGATACATACATGCCACATTTGCGCGTTAAAAAAGTACCTGCTTTCTTCACTGACTGCGTCCTCAATACAACAGATCGCCCGGTGCCACATTCTGTAGTCAACTTCACTGAACATCAAGTTCTAGTTGATTACGAATCCCCGGATGCAAACTTGATACCGGATGATGACGAAATCGCTGACACGCAAACGGTCACACCACAACAAGCAGTGACTGCCAAAGCAACAGCTACGCTACAGCAATCAACCGTAAAAAGTGTACCAAAAATTCATACCTGCGGCTTCAAACCTGATTATGATCCCCCAGGCGATGGCTCATGCGGTGTACATGCGTTGACAGAGTTTTGCCGGCGCAATAATTTGCCGAAGTTGCAAATCCCGCAGCACATGCATGGCAATGAAATCAGCAAGACCATGCACACGGCCGATGAATTGTTTTACATCGCAGAGCATAATAAGATTAACGCCAAGCTCCATTCGAGTCATGGCGATTATTGCAACCTTTTTGATGATAGGTTGCCACTAGTCAATTTATCATTGGAAAATTCACACTATCAACTTGGTACTTGCGATTGCGAGGTGCAATACGTCGGAGACTATCTGACCCTGCCGATAAGACAAGACGGCCTCTACATCAACTGCGCTAATGATCAACTGTCCGATGGCGGTGGTCAAGCACTCGCATTCAGACAGAAATTCCCTGGTTACGACAAAGGCATTAAGAAGCCTGTTCCACCTATCACTTTCTTAGAGTTCAACAACATACACCTTTGCTTGGCCGTGGCTATCAACAATGCGGTGGATAATAGTCGCATAAACCAATTTCGTAGACTTCTAGTGATCTTCGATGGTATCGAAAGGTATTGTCTCAAGAACGATTTGGTAGTGTACATGCCACTCATAGGTACTGCGATATACGGCAACCAACTTTGCTGTGTCGTCAAATTGTTCAAAGCATTGAAGTGCAGAAAGGTACTCTGCTGCTTCGACAGAAATCAATTGTTGAACTATCGCAAGACCAAACCATGCACGTGCGGTGGATTCACAGAGTTCGGTACCACAAAATCAAGTAATGTGATGCCGCCGCTGAACAAAATTGATCCATCATGGATGAAGATCGCACCGTCTTTCACTAAAGATAAAATGGCTAATAAATACGACGACTTGGAGAAATTTGCAATCAAACATGGTGTAAAGGTCATCCACGAGATATCAGCCGCGCCAGGTTATTTCGCGACAGCTAACCACAATATACGTTATGTCGCCTATCATTACGTTAAGGGCGGTTGCCACCTGTTGCCAACTTTGAAAGATAGTTCGATATGCAAATGGTCAACTTACGCAGATTTGGCAAAGAACATAGCGGTTTCAAAAGATATGGCCATATTGCTCGACTACCCCGTCGAGCATGGTGACCCGTTCATCGATTTCGCCAAACTCATGCTAGCCAACGGAGTTAGCATAATTTGCAAAATACTCGCATATGGTTTGGACAACGATCAATCCAGCCCCGCCAAGTCGTTTGGTGACTACGCTTTGACGTTCATGCGTAATGACCATTCTTCTGATGTTTCTTCTGAGTTGTATTACATCGTAGAACCGATTAAATGCACCTCCAACGCTCTAGCTGATGTGCAGAGTATAATTTCAAATACCTCAGACAAAATATTGCAGAAACAACGCAAAGATAAATGTTCGTGCGACAACGCGTGGGTCTACCGCACTAACGCAATGCTAGTCGCAAAAGCGAACGACGAACAATTCGATGAGTTCAAGAAAGGTTTACTCAACGACAAGTTGGTTGGTGTACATTTCGATGATGCCATCAAGTCTGTCATCCGTAAGTCAAAATCGGTCAAATTCTCTTTGCCTAGCAGACTCGGCGTCGCCGGTAGCGGTAAAACCATGGATATCGTCAGTAATACCTGCGCCAATTGCGCTCTGATAATATCGCCAGTTAGGTCGAACGTCGATGTATTGAATCACATAAACAATGACTCGCGTAGCGTCACATTTGTCAAAGCTTTGAACATACTTGCTGACAGAGGTGATCGCTACCACCATATATTCATCGATGAGGTTTTCTTGGTAAATCCACATTATTTGTCAGTTTATAGAGCATTTGCGCCCAACGCAATGTTCTTCGGGCTCGGTGACCCTAATCAGATAAACACAGATTTTGATGGTACAAAAAGTGAGTACACTGTTGAGCAAACCGGCGAGTATGACCTACAATCGCTTCGTATGCCCATGGTGCTAGAGAAACATATCAGTTGTTACGTGAAGGGTGCGAAGTGCAATCCCAAAAGAACCGGTGAAATACTTTTTAAGAGCTTCGGTGATTTCGTTCGCACGCCGCACGACATAATGTTGTGCGCCACTCAACGCATGAAACAGATATTGACTCAAAAATATCAACAACCTAGGGTGCTAACCATACACGAATCACAAGGCGGCACTTTCGACGTCGTCCATGTCATTACAACAGACATTGACGAAATTCGCACAGAGAGAAGTCGCTACGTTTATGTTGCGCTTTCCCGCACCACAACCACATTGGTTACGTACGGCAATGATGCAGAAATCCAACATTTCTTCAGCATCATAGGAAGCGCAGTTGAGCGAGCCATAACTTCCCCAATTGTGAACGTCGTCCCTACACAAGACGTCATCATCGACGAAATTGTCGAAAATGTTAGCATTGCAGAACCACAACGCGCCTTGAAATCTAACGTCACCACGATCGACAGTGTGAGGGAGATAGTTGCAAGGGCATTTCCGAGGAAGAATCGTGCGATGACTAAATCGCTGTTGCACTATTCCATCAACCTCCTGCTTTGCCCTGAAGATAGGAAAACTCTTGTCTTCCCACCGAACATGATCAACAGTCAAGATGTCAAACTCACCGGGTCTAGTTTCGGTGAAATACTGCTTAAGACATATCACAATAAAGACCTCATCAATATGTATAACACAGTCATAGAACGCCAGTTGTCCAAGCAAACTAAGATCACAGATCGTAACTTTGACGCTGTAATGAAACAACATCTTTACGGCTTCAGAAAATGGATAAAAGGCTGCTTCAGGAAATCAAAATTTAAGGTCGACAAAGACGCTGCTTGGGGTGGCATCATGAAGTACATCACCAATCTGCAGAAGAAGTTTCCGTCCCAGCTCAGCGTCAGTGCAACTAATATGCTCCACAAAAACGAGCTTGAATTTTACAACCACGTTTGCGCCGATGGCACTTTCAGGACGGTTTTTGATCACTTTGTCGATTGCTTGCAAGGCAACAAAGTCAAGGAATCAGACATCATAACCAGCTACAATAACCTTATAATGGACTCGATATCAAGGATGTCCAGCCAGGAAAAGCTCAAGTTCGATCAATTGAATGATGAGTGGTACTCGCAGGGCACAAGAACCGTCGATGTACATATGAAGGCGCAACCTAAAGAGATACGTAAGTTGTATTGGGACGCTGCAGACAAAGCAGGGCAAGGTATTAGTGCATGGTCAAAGATCGCCAATGTCATGCTTGCCGCAGTTCAACCACAGTTCCATGATTGGGTCAAAGATAACCTTAACGACAACGTCTGTTGGGCTACTGATAAGAGCGATGCTGAGATTGCAGATGACTTCGTAAGGAAAGGTTGGGCAAACAAAACCGCCGATGCCAACTATAAGATATATTCTGAGGATGCATCACAATTCGATCAGTCTCAGAAATTCGCTGGAACGATGGCCATCGTCGCAATGATGGATGAGGCTGGCATGAACTGGTCCACCACACACTGGTACGCCGACAGACGCAAAGAGTTCACTTGCAATGCATTGGTAAACACATCAGTAGGGGTGGAGCACATGAAGTACGTCGTGCAAAACATGATGTGCTCAGGTGTGCTCATGACGCTGACCGGTAACACCTGTTACATAATGGTGGAGCTTGGAGGTGAATACGATTTCGACGCCGTCCAATTTGCTATGTTCAAAGGTGATGACAGCGTCGTCTGTTGCAAATCACGTAAACCGTGTAGACCAAACTCATTGAATGGGCAGCGATTGTCCGAAATCTGCGGCTACGTTATCAAGACCGACGACGACACCGTGCCCGAGTTCATCGCTAATTTTCTGAACCCCTGGGGCTTCTTCCCTGATATCATACGGAGGACAGCCAGAGTAGTAGGTCGAGTCGTCACACATCCTGAACAGTGGCAAGAAATTCGCCGCAGTGTGGCGGACAGTCTCGCTGTTATCCGTAGCGACATTGACTTACAACTCGGCGCTGCCGCGGCTGCTAAACACTACCAGGAAAAAGGTTTGGATATCAACAAGGAAGAGGTGTTGACATTAGTTACATTCCTCAGCAGAGTAGTATGGGACAATAACCTATCACCGTCACAATCTGCCGAGTTTGAGATACTTTATCTTGATATCACAAGAATGCTTTTTGGTGATGTCAACAACATAGGCGGTTTGGTTGGCCGCTTAGCTAGTGTCAATGCTATCTATGAAAAATTTTGATTTTATTTTAATATTTTAATTTTATTTTATTCCCTTAAATATGTTCTTATATTGTAAAAATATATATTTTAAGTATTTATAAACATATGCATTCATTCGGAGACTACGTCAATATAATTAAATTGCGAAACGGTGATGTCACAACAGGCTCAATCAACCAAGAAGAGGCGCCAGAAACATCTGGTAACCGTATTGTGTTCCGTCTGCAAAGGCCACTTCACAACCAAGGCCAGCGCGCACCTTTGCCCCAACTGCCGACCCAAACCGGCGGTTGCAAAACCGACGCAGCCAGGACGCAAACCGAGACCGCAACGCAAACCGAAACCACAAACAGCACCAGCACCGCAACCAGTAGCTCAACCCGCAGGCAGAGCACTGGCGAAAGAGATATCAGAGATGCGAGAAATGTTCGCGTCTCTGAAGAACCCAGCCAGCAGACTCGCCAATCGAACCGCCAACAACAGGACGTTACTACGCCCCAACACCGGTGTTCGATCTGCCGTAGAGCGACTGCTTCTTCAGGTGTTGGACCCTGCTGCCTCTTCTGGGCAAAAGCCCGTTCGTATAAATGTAGACCAAGTGCAGCTTCTAAAGCTGCCAATCCAGTTTGACAACAACTTCGTTGTCTCCACGACCCAGACATATAAGATCATGTTGGTCGCCAGCCCAATCGTATCCGCAGCAATTAGCAGCGACGACCCCAACCTGCAAATCATAGGTGCCAGGTCGTTGCGCGTCAATAACGACATCAACACCGTCAGCGGTTTTACCTACTACGTTTTCAACAACAAGTTAGGTTTCCTCGCTGACCTCGATCCGCGCTTGATTCTCACAACCAAGGAGGATTTCCGCCGATTTCGCATGATCGTCGCTTCTATGAGATCGCAGTGGGCTGGACAGGAGATACTGAAGAACGGCATTGCCGTTACGGCTCGTTTAACCGACAAAGAGAACCTGTCGGAATTCGACCCCAATCAAAAACCGGATTGCGTCATCAGCAACAACAGTGACGTGTTGGTCACAACGTGTCAACATTCGGAACCGGTCTTCACCTTCACCGACGTCGATGAGAACAATGACGCTGGTAGCGGTGTTAGGCCGAACCCAGAGACAGAGGGTTACGCAACGTATAACTTCACCATAACACTTGGTGATGCACAAAACGGTGCGTTTGTCATCAACCCGAAGGCGACAACAACGGGCACAACACTTGGCGGCAGGCTCGCTCAGGTACTCAACGACTGCGCCGTAGAATTGGCGCAACCGCCTAACGACGCAGAATCAAGCCGCGTCGTCAGCGCACTCGCCGCTAAGTATGGTGCGTTTTACTATGCGAGCAACGCACCCGCCATCAACAGTTTTTCGTGCAACTGGCGTGTCAACATCAAGTTGACCGGCCTGGGGCCTTCCAACGATCGCAGAAATGCGGTAAAAACTGTTGGCGGCGATAACGTCACGACCACCGCCATCCCTACTTTCATCGCGTCTCTGATTGGCAACGCTGCCACATTGGTAAGCGACGCGACACCGTTCCCTACCGGCAATTACACCTTTGTCGGTCTTTTGCAAGTAGTCCTCCGAGTACCAATTGACGGTGGCGTAAACGAACGCGCCGTCATACCACAGCCGATAGCACCGACATTAGCGGCAAACGAAGTCGGCGAGTCTGCTTTTTATGATGACTCATTTCTACAGCCAGTGACTCAGGTTACCGGCAATGGTAGTGATCTCACCATACAATACCAGACCTCGCACGCGTTCGAGTTTGTCCTTAGTGACACCACAGTACTCGGCACAGCCGCCGTTGCGTCTACTCCGGTGGATTCAAACAACGTTGTGCCGAAGAACACCTTCGAGAGATTCCAGAAGGTTATGAAGGGTATGCCACCCGCGCATATATTGACTGACACAGGCGTGTCCAATACTACTATGGCGCAGATGGCATCCCGTGGCATCATTAAGGACATCTACAATCTCGCTGCACCAATCGCCGGCGTCTTGTTCCCTGGAATGAGACCTATCGTCAATGCAGCCAAGCCGCTCGTCGACGCCGTCGACTCCGCATTCTAGAGTGTATACGCATGCAGCCGTCGAAAGACCACACTCAGAATTGGTAGTTTTCTGCATTTCTACCAAAAACCACCCATGTAACTTTTTTATTTATTTAGTCGACCAATGGTGGGGGCAACGACTAACCCAG